CAGCTGGTACTAATAGACCATTGATTGCTCCACCAACAACGTCACCTCTCATTGTAGGATCGTTAAGGTATTTCCAGTCAGACTTATAAAAGTCATAACCTCTTCTAAATCCTGTAAACCCAAGATTTAAAGCCATGTCTTTGTCATTATCAAAAAGACCGTAAGACGTACCACCCGCTCCGTAAGAGTTTTGTGCAGCTAACATGTCATCAATATCAAAAGAGAATTCTCTGTTTACGAAAATTACATTTTCTTCAATTGATCCTTGCTTGTCAAGTCTTTGAATAATATTGTCAAATTGAGAAAGTACCTGTGGGTTTCCACCACCCCATACATTTCCTCTTTGACCAACAACGTAGAATATACCGTCAGAACCGTTAAGGTTTGCCGCAGAATTTGCAACCGTTGATCCTTGTAAAAACGCACCAGCACCAGACACTGCATCAGCAGGAACTGCTTCTAGCATTGCTGTTTCTAGGTAGTCTTCAAATCTTAATCTTGTGTCGTGCTCAGACTTTAAATACCATAGGTATCCGCTTACGCCGTCTTCACCAGAAACTTCAATCCATCCAATTTGAGCCATGTCAGAACCAGAAACAGAATATTTGTCTTTGATTATAATTGGCTTGTTGTCAAAAATGAAGTCATCAGATTCGTTAGAACCAACCATTCCGTTAGTTCCTTTATTGAATTCTGATCCATATACAAATATATCACACGCCACTCCATCAACCATTGCTTGTCCGCCTGTTTCATAGTAAGCTATTGTTACTACATTTGGAGCAGCTGCTGTTGGAGCTAATGTTACAATACCTTTGTTAGATAAGTTTGAACCAGCTGTTTTATCACTAATCATAACCGTTTGACCAACTCTTAAAGAAGCGGTGTTAGGTGTGTTAGCTAAAGCTGGGTTAAAGTTTGAAAGGTTGTTTGGAATTGTCCAAACAGAGCTTGAAGCTCCTGCTCCTGCTCCTGCTGCTCCAACTGGAGTACAAGATTGGTATTTTACATGTAATCTTCCTTGCTCCGCCCATTTAATAAGGTCAGAGTTAGAAGGCATTTCAGCACCAACCATTCTAAGGAATGATGCAATTGTTCTATTACCATATCTTTCAAATTCTTTTTCATAAGTATCAGGTAGATACTGATTAAGAAAATCAAAGTTGTTAATATAGTTTGTACTTACAGGCACTTGTTGTGCACTTGGTTGTAAGTCAAAACCTGGGGTTAAATTTACTGCCATAGTTTTTTAATTTTTTTAGTTTAACTTTTTTTAATACTTCTAATTCTAAGTCCTCTTCCACTATCAGTATTTCCAACTGGCCTTATTTTCATACCGTCTTTTATAACGGCTTGCGGAGCCTGTCTCATGTCCATATTAATGTTTTTAGATTTTCTAGTAACATTATCTACAGCGCTTGAAACACCTTGTTCATAAAAATACTGAGCAAACTTATCAGGATTCATTGCAACAGACAAAGCTTTATGATAGCCTTGTGCGTCAGACATTAATCCAGAATCATCCGTGTACTTGTTAATAAAAGTAGAAATATCTTTTTGAACATTTTTAATTTCATCACTTGTTCCCGGCTTGTAGGTAAGATTATTTTCACCAACCTTGAAATCAAAACCTTTGAATTCATTGTTAAAAACCTCATTGGTTTTATCTAAGAAATAATTATACTTTTTCTTTTGCTTTTCCTCAACAGTTTGAGATTCCTCAATGTAACTTTTATAAGCATTTAAATTTTTTTCTTGATCAGCAGACAACCCACCCCCACTTGACTCAAGAGGAGCTTTATATTTATCTTTTTGTTCGTTCAAAAACTTTTTAGCTTTCGCAAGTTCTCGTTTTTTCGCTAACTTAATTTTCTTAATATCTTTTGGATCATCAACTTCTTCATCGAAATCAAATTTATCCTCAATAATATCTTGAATATCTATTGCATCTAACCCTTCTTCAGTGTTAGAGTAATAGTTAGCAAGTACAGAATTGTCATCCATAGAATCATAGTCTTTTTGCAAATTGTAAAAATCCTGTATGTTTCTACCGGTTTCTTTTTTGTACTTTAAATACGCAGACACATCTTCAGGTAATTCTTCGTTTGCCTCTTTTTCCGCAAACAATTCATCAACTGAATTTATATCCTTGTTATATCTGTCTTTAATATAAGAAAGAACGTTGTCATCATTTAACTCTAATGACGGAGTTTTATTTTCTACAGGTTCAGTTTTTTCTTCCTGAACAGGTTCTTTAATCTCAACTTTTTCAACTACTTGATCTTGCTGAGGTGTGTCTTCAAATTTTTCTTCATGCTTTTTTAGAAGATTCTCTTCAACTTCAGCACGGGATTTTTCTTCAACCAATCCAAGGTCTCTTACTTTTATTTCCATTTAATTAAATTTTATACAAAGTTAAACAATATAATATTATTTTTTTAGGCTATCTAGGCTCAAACTCCGCTAAATCAAATCCATCTAAACTATCTTCGTTTGACTCGAAGTTAATTGCTGGTAAGTCTCTTTTTTTCTGCTCAATCATTTTAGAAGTTTGAGTAGACTGCTGACTTATTCTTTGATCTTTAGCTTTCTCTTTTTCGTTTTCTCTGGACTGTAATCCTGATTGCTCTAATCCTTTTAATTGCATTTGAAACTCAAACTCTGTTTGCATCAATTGTTTTTTTAGTTCAGCTTCATTTTTAAGTTTTTCTATTTCAAAAGCAACATCTGCTTGCCTATATTGTATTTTAGCCTGAGACTCCATTTGTATTTTTTGCATCTCTCCTTGAGATTTTGCTTGCTGAGCTTGCATTTGCATTTGAGCTTGCATTTGTTGCTCTTGTTCTCTTTGTTGTTGCTCAGCTTCTTGTTTCTTTTTACGTTTTAATTTAAGAAGCTGGTTTGCCATTTTTAAATTGTTAAGCTCTCTAATATCTATAGCGTCTTCTAAGCTAATGTCTTTTTGAGATAATGCCATTTGAATATTTTGTTCAAGCATTGCCTTCTGCTCTTCGTCAGGCGCCATTTCTATAAAAATACCAAAATCATATAAGTATAAATCTTTTATGTCTTCCAATATTTTTAAATTATACTTTCCAATTTGCATAGCAAACTCATCTTTAAAATCCGCATATTCTAATATGTCAGCTGTCCTAATTGATAAACATTCTGCAATAGTTCGAGTTATATACAAACTACCCTGCAATATATGCCTGGTGGCTGTATTAGAATTTAATGCAGCTAATTTTTGAACACCAACAAGTGAATTAGGATCTGGAGTAGAACCGTCCCTAGCTTCATTTAATCCTGTTACTGCTCTTATCATATCTAAATAATGATTATAATTAGCAATTAACATTTGCATTTTACTGGCGCCACTATTAGATGTAAGTTGTTGTATAGGAACCCTAGCGTTATTAAACTCACCGTCTTGAGTATAACTTCTACCCACAACACTACCTGTTTGAAAGTACAAACGCAGAGCATCCTCTGGGTTATAAGCATTTCCTGTTCCAAGATCAACTTCGTTTAATCCGTCAGCGTCAATAAATACACCATCAGGCACAACTCTAGATACTACTTGTTGAATTTTTAAATGAGTTATTTGTATTAAATCTGCAAAAGGAATCATTCTTCTTACTAAAGATTCTAAACCTCCTTTATACATTCTTGGAGCTGATGCAACATAATTAGGCATAGCAAACTGATTAGAAGATTTTGGTCTTACCATATTTTCCGACAACTTCCATTGTAAAACAATATTAGTTCCCATCACCATAACACCATCATACCAAACATCAATTCGTTTAGTTATTTTTTCAAACTTTCCTTCCTCCATCATTTCTTGAGGCGGATTAAATTGATCGTCTTTTTCTACAGTTTTATATGTACCATCTGAAAGTTTTTTTCTTTTGTAAACAAACGAGTGTGTAGTTTTGTAATTAAAGTACATTAATGTAGCTGTATCTCTATAAAACATACTGTTTTGAGAAAACTGTGCTGTATTAAAATAATTGTACCAAGACTGACTGTATTTAGCAATTTGATTCAAATCTTCATTAGTTAAATCTGGATCAATCTTGATTAGCTCCGTCATAGGAACTGTTTTGATTTCACCCCAATAAAAACAATCTTTAAAATAAGGGTCTTCAGTATAACTGTATACTACATTAGCAGGATCAACATAATCTAACTTAACACCAGAACCTTGAAGAAATTCATGTTTTGTAATTCCTATTCCGATTGTTGTTAAATCATAATCTACTCTACTTCTAATATCATTATAATGATTTTCAGCCATTAAAGTATCAATAGCTGTTTCTTGAGCTATTTCTATGGCAGGTTTATATTTCATCT